CGACGCCCTGCACGCCCTCCCGCCGGGCCAGCGCACCCTCAAGCGCATCCAGGACTGGGCTTCGGAGCGCGGCCTGCGCATCAGCAAGATGAGCGCGAAGAATTTCAAGGACCGTACCTTCGAGGAGAAGCTCGCCGAGTTGCGCGCCAAGCGCGAGATGGCCGAACTCATCGTCGAGGCGGCCGACGCCGGCAAGGGCATCACCGACGCCGGCATGAGCCTGGCCGTCAAGCGCCGCTTCGATCAGCTCGCCAGCGGCGAATCCCTCGACGACGAGACCCTTAGCACCATCATGCTCGATCTCTCCCGAGCCCGCCAGGGAGACCAGCGAGCGAAAAAGCTCGAGGCGGACCTCAGGAACATGACCGAGCGCCTCCGCCTCGCGCAGTTCGACGCGGCCGAGTCCGCGCTCGAGCACGCCAGGGAGCTGCGCGCCATCGCCAGTGACCAGTCTCTGGATACGGCCGCCAAGCTCGAGCGCGCCCGCCAGCGCCTCTTCGGCGCCGCCCCGGCCGACATCCGCCCGCTCGGCGAAACCCATGGAAAGGACCGCCCGCGTGAAGAAGCGTAACAGCCGGCCAGTCACGACGCTCGCGGGGAAGGCACGAAAGGCGATCGCCGCGATTGCAGCGGTGGCGATGGAAGCCGGCTTCGTTCCGGATGCGCTGATCGCATACCGCGGCTACCAGCAGCCCGTGGTGCACGATCACACCACCAAGACGGCCATCCTCCATTGGTCCCGCCAGATCGGCAAGAGCTTCACCCTCGCGGGCTGGGCCATCAACCGCCTCCTCAAGCAGCTCCAGACAAACGACTCCTGGCTCGTCACGGTGCTCTCCAACTCCCGCGACAACGGCGGCGAGTTCGTATTGAAGTGCCACGACGTCTGCCGCAAGATGGGGCAGGCCTTCGCCGAGGAGGGCAACCGGGAGGAACTCACCACACGCGGCGATCTTCCCGAGGACATGAAGCTCGACCTCATGCGCTTCGAGATCCGCCTCGAGATCGGCGGCAAGCTCGGCCGCATCATCGTGCTCGCGGCCAATCCGCGCACCGCCCGCGGCTTCTCCTCCGACCTCATCCTCGACGAGTTTGCCTTCCACCAGGACAGCCGGTCCATCTGGGAAGCAGCCGAGCCGATCATCTCCGCCAACCCGGAGTTCCTCTGCCGCATCAGCAGCACGGGCAACGGCCGGCGCAACATGTTCTACGATTTGATCTCCGCCGGCGAGATCCCCTACTACCGCGTGCGCCGCTCCGATGCCCATGCCCGCGGGGAGATCCGTATCTACTCCGTGGTCACGGGCAGGGAGATCACTCCCGAGCAGGCCCGCCAGGAGGCGCGCGACAAGCGCGCCTACGACCAGAACTACGAGTGCAAATTCAACGACGAGAATGCCGCGCTCCTCACCCCCGACCTCATCAACATCGCCGAGCGCGTGCCCATCGCCTTCGACGAGCAGGCATGGTCCGCCGTCTCCATCGCCCGCATGTATCGCGCCGAGGGCGATCTCTACCTCGGCCAGGACGTGGGCCGCAATCGCGACCTCTCCGTGCAGTACGTCCTCGAGAAGGTCGGCCGCATCAAGCGCGCGATCGGCGCGCTCCGCATGGAGGGCATGCGCCTCCCGCTCCAAAAGGCTCAGCTCGAGGTTGTCTGCAGGCTCCCGAAGTTCCGCGCCGGGGAGATCGACATGACCGGCCTCGGCCTTGGCCTCGTCGAGTTCGCGCAGGACGAGCCTTGGGGCCGCAACATCCGCGGAGTCAACTTCGCCACGACCGAGCCCATCAGCGACCGCATGCGGGCCGAAGGCCGCAGGCAGGAGACCGCCCGCGTCACCGAGATCATGGCCACGGCGCTCGTCGAGGACTTCGAGGCGCGCTGCATCGAGATCCCCGCCGACGTGCAGCAACGCGACGACCTGCTCAAGCCCGAAAAGATCGTCTCGCCCGGCGGCCGCGTATCCATCGCGGCCACCCGCGACGAGGCCGGCCACGCCGATCACTTCTGGGGCCTTGCCCTCGCCAACCGGGCGACACTCAGCATGGCCGGTCCGCCCGCGCTCCAGTCGCTCGGCAAAAGGCGCAGCGCCGGCGGACGGAAAATCCCGCGCCGGCGGGGAGTCGCAGCCCTATGAATACACGCCCCCGAGGAATCGCCTGTACGGGCCGATGCCCGCGATGCGCACCAAGTGCCGTCTTTCGCGCCATCGCCGGCGCTGGACGGGTATTAAAGACTCTTAAGACCCCTCTGGCGGATCAATCAGGCGCGATGCAGCAACCGGTTTCGGAGGCGCGCCCATGAGCGTCGAGTCCGCCAAATTCCCGGCCGAGCGCGTCAAGCAGCTTCGCCGCGCGCGCTTCAACCCCATCGCGTCGCTCGAGCCCCTCACACTTACGCGCCAGATCGAGCAGTTCCACCAGGGCTGGCTCGGGGAGTTCTCCCTCACCGCGGACTCGATCCGCCGGCGCGACGATGTCATCGTCATCGCGCTGCCCAAACGAGAGAAGGCCGTCTCGCGCCGCTCCTGGTCGATCATCCTCAATGAGGGCCTCGATGACGCCCAGAAGCAGGAGGCCGCGCTCCATCAGGAGGCGCTCCAGTTTTTCTACGACCACCTCACCGCGACCGACGTGCTGGAGCAGAATGCCCGCGGCGGCTTCTCCATGCTCGCGCGCCAGATGATGCGCGCCGTGTCCATGCGCTACGCCGTGCACGAGATCGTCTGGGAGCCGCGCGTAGATCCGCGCACCCGCGCCGATCGCCTCACCGCCACCTTCGTGCACGCCCCGCTCCAGTTTTTCGAGAACGCCACCGGCCGCCTCCGCTTCCTCGAAACGCCCTACGCTGGCGTCGAAGGCATCGACATGGATGAGCGCGAGTGGCTCGTTACCGTCGGTGAGGGCATCATGGAGGCGCTCTCCGTCGCCTACATGTTCAAGCGCATGTCCCTGCAGGACTGGGTGGGGTACAACGAAAAGTTCGGCACCCCAGGCATCCACGCCAAGACGGACGCCACGAAGGGTAGTGAGGCATGGGATACGGTCGTCGCGGCCGTCGAGTCGTTCTCCCAGGATTTTGGCGCCGTCACCTCGCGCGAGACCGAGTTCGCCCTCATCGAGGCGCAGGCTGGCGGCTCGCTGCCATTCCCGCCGCTCGTCGAGCGCATGGATCGCGCCATCGCTGCCATCTGCCGTGGCGCGGATCTCTCCACCATGAGCGCGGGCGAGGGCTCTGGCCAGGGCGCCAGCCTCCAGGGCGATGAGTCGCTCCTGCTGGAGGAGGACGATGCCGCCATGATCACCGATGCCCTCGATGCCGTATCGCGCATCGTGATACAGCAGCTATTCGGCGCCGATGCCCCGCTCGCCTACCTCCAGATCATCGTCCCGCGCCCAAAGACCACGCAGGACGTCATCGCCAAACTCGAATTCCTCACCAGGCACAGCGTGCCCGTGGCGATCGACTATGCGCGTCAGGAGCTGGACGTCCAAGCTCCCGATGATGATGCCGGCGACGAGGACTTGCTCCAAGCCCCCGCGCCGCCGCCGGCCCCACTCTCACCTTCCCCATCCGCTCGAGCGCAGCTCGGCAACGCCGGCCGCGCCGACACCTTCCGCGCCGTGGCCCTCCGCCAGCTCAGCGCCACGCAGGCGCATGCGCTCGCGCCTGTCCTCGATCGGCTCGCCGCCATCGAGCAGCTCCCCGACGACAAGTTCGCCGGCGCGCTCCATGCCTTTCGCGCGGACCTCCCCCGCCTCTATCGCGACGTCCTCGCCGACAAGACCCTCGCCGCCGCCTTCGAGCAGATCCTCGGCAGCGCGCTCCTCGATGGAGCAGCCACCGCGCAACAGACGACGATCACCGCATGAAAACCTTCCACCTCTGCAACTCCGCCGAAGCCCCCGCTCCCGTGCCCGTCATCGGCGTGTGCAACGCCTTCTCCGTCGATGAGCACGGCTGGGCCGAGATCCGCTACGGGGACTACGAGCACGACGGCAGGGATGGCTTCGGCAAGATCGATCTCGCCAACAGCGCCCAGGCGCCTGCAGTCAAGAGAGTCGTCCAGCGATTCACGCGGGAGAATGCCCAGGCATTCGTCGCCGACTTCAAGAGCCTCTGGGGCCGCGTCAAGCGCGCCGTATCGGGCAAGTCGATATACCTCGGCCATCCCGACGCGCCGCGCTTTGCCAGGCAATTCCCCGACAAGACGCCGCGCGGGGCCATCGCCGATATGGAGGCGGGCGAAACCGCCTTCCGCTTCCGCCCCATCCTCACCGAGCAGGGCACGGCTGACGTCGAGCGCGGCTACCGGGAGTTCTCCCCCAACTGGGGCGTCACCCCGGTCTCGCTCGCCCGCGATGGCACCCTCGTCGTCTCGCCAGTCGTCCTCACCAGCATCGGCCTCGTACGCCAGGGCAACATCCCCGGCCTCTCACTCACCAACGCCGCGACCGCGGCGACAACCGAACATCAGGAGAACACCAACATGCCACAATGGCTCATCGATCTCCTCATCGGCGCCGGCTTGCTCAAGGCAGGCCAGGCCGGCGAGGACACTGCCAGGACCGCGCTCGCGAATCACTTCACGGCGCACGAAACCACGGTGCAGGCGCTCGGCACGATCAAGGAGCAGGTCGCCGCCCTCACCACGGAGAAGACCACGCTCGTCAACTCCGTATCCGCCGAGAAAACACGAGCCGACACCGCCGGGGCCGCGCTCGAGGCTGAGCGCAAGGAGCGCGCCACACTGCTGGTCGCCGCCGCCGTCAGTGATGGCCGCGTGCCTGCCGCCGACAAGGAGGCGAAGATCACCGCGCTGTGCAACGCGGCCGACTTCGCCGCCGCGGCCACGGCACTCGCCGCGCTCAAGCCCGCCCTCAGGACAACCAGCCGCCTCGCCAGCGCCAGCGGCGCCCGTTCGGCCCTCGATGCCACCGCGCGCCAGGGGCAGGTCATCGCCCTCGTCAACGCCCGCATGGGCCAGACGCACGAGGATTACGCCACCGCCTTCGCCGCCGTGCAGGCCGATCCGCTCCACGGCGCGCTCTTCGGCGTCATGAAAAGGGCAGCCTCCTGACCATGGCCAAAGCCACGCCAAAACCGGAGCAGGAAACATCCCGGACCGAAGCCCGCGAGGCGGCGATCCGCGCACGACAGGCCGCGGGCCTCACCCGCAAGCAGGCGGAGGAGTGCCAGGCTTCGCAGGAAGCATGGGACCAGGAACAGTCCGCCACCAGGTAGGCATCCATCTCTCACCACTCAGTCCAGCATCAGCCATGTATATCGTCACACTCATCATTCTCGCCGCGTCGCTCCTCGCCGCGCTGCTCATCTCCAGCCGGGGGCTCCCCGGCCGCCGCCCGAAGATCATCGCCCACCTCTGCAATCTCGGCGTCTCCACGCACGAGATCGCTAAGACCTACCTCACCGACGCCGCGGTGGCCACGCGCTACCTCCTCGGCAAGATCGGCACCGATGCCGCCCATGTCGCCGCGTGCGGCGCGTCCGACATCCCCATCGGCGTCATCACCGACGAGGCGGCCGCCGCCGAGGAGGAGAAGGCCGTCGAGCTGCTCGGCATCTCGAATCGCACGCTGCCCATGGTCGCGAGCGAGGCCATCACCGCTGGCGAGGCCGTTTATACGGCAGCGGCCGGCAAGGTGCAGGATCTCCCCACCGGCGCCGGCACGTATTACCTCGTGGGATACGCGCTCACCGCCGCCGCCGCCGATCTCGATGTGATCGAGGTCCTCCACTGCGCGCCCATCGCCACCGTCGTCCCGTAACATCGCACCATCATGAACGTCCACATTCGCAATTCCATCGAGCGGCCCGATATCATCCGGGCCGCCACCATGCTTCTCGCCGCCCAGGGCGCCGAGGCATTGCCCATCGATCCTGGCAGCGGCGCGCTCAAGCCCGGAGTCATCCACCTCTCCAACGCCTCGCGGTTCGTCGAGACCTACTTCGATGAGCCCCTCACCATCTACGCCCGCGGCTGGCGCGATCCCAACGACATCGCGCAGACCCTCGAATTCTTCGCCCCGCGCACTTCCACGCCGCGCCGGTTCACCTACCGCACGGCCACCAATGCGGAGGAGTTCTATTCCGAGACCGACGACATCCGCGGCATCGGCGCGGCCTTCAAGCGCGTCGAATACACGGGCGACGAGGTCGATGCCAAGACCTTGAACAAGGGCCTGATGCTCGTCGTGGACATGGATGAGGCCACCGCGGGCTGGGAGCAGCGCTCCGTGGACAAGCTCATGCGCCGGCTGCTGCGCAACGATCTGCGCCGTGCCATCACGCTCCTCTCGGCCGCCGCCACCAACACGGCCAAGACGTGGGATACCACCGCGGGCAAGGATCCGGATCAGGACGTGCTCTCCGACCTGGTCACCGCCACGACAGCCGGGGGCATCCGACCGAATCGTATCGGCTACGGAGATACGGCATGGAGCAAGCGCGTGCTCGCGCATCGCGCCCAGGACACCGCGGGCGGCTATGCCTCGGCCGGGCAGTCACCCGAGCAGGTCGCGGCATTCCTCGCGGTCGATCAGGTCAAGATCTCGCGCGAGCGCTACCAGTCAACCGCCGCCGCCAAGGCCGAGGTCGTCAACAACCTCGTGCTCATGTTCAGTGCCATGGCCGGCTCCGACATCGAGGATCCGAGCAACGTCAAACGATTCGTCAGCACCACCGCCCAGGGCGGGGATTTCGGGGTCTATATGTGGGACATCGGCCCGAAGCTGCGCGGCGTGGCCGTCGAGCATTACTCGAACATCGCCATCACCAGCACCCTCGGCATCCGCAAGTTCACCATCTCCTGACCGTTTCGTGTCGTCACTCGAGCGGCCGGTCCGTGCAAGCGAGCACGTGCCAGCGCCGGCCGCTCACTCCACTATTATATAGCGCATGTGGATCTACGTTTCAGAAAGCGACGTCCTCACCCGGTTGAGTGGCCCCGAAGCCGCCGCCATGAAGACCGCCGCACTCCAGACGGGTCAGGCCAATCCGCTCCCCGAGGTCATCACGCAAGTCGTCCGCGAGGTCCGCGGCTACGTGAAGGCATGCGCGCGCAACACCCTCGGCGATGGCGAGACCATCCCCGACGAGATCCTCGGCGCGGCTATCAACCGCATCCGCTACGATCTCGCCACTCGCCTCCCCGTACCCTCGCTCCTCACCGAGGCCCGCCTCGAGGCCAACCGCGCGGCCATCGCGCTCCTCAGGGATGTCGCCGCCTGCCGCTTCACCCTCGAGCAACCTGCCACGGCCAGCGCCGAGATCTCCGCCGCCACATCAGCCCAGGTCGTCACAAAGACCACCCGCATCGCCACCCGCGCCAAGCTTTCCGGCCTGTGATCTTCTCGCAGCCACTTCCCTTCGCCGAAGCCCTCGACTCCGCCGAGGTCCGCTCGCTCCTGCCCACCGATTTCCGCACCAGGCTGCTACGCGAAATCGCTCCCGAGTTGCGCCGCCGCGCCGTCTTCTCCGCCGGCGTCGAAAACGCCCGCATCCTCCAGGAGATCGCCGACCAGACCAAGCTCCTCCTCGACGGCAAGACCGACCGCGCCACCGCCCGCCTCCGCCTCCGCGAGATCATCCAGCGCCTCCAGCCCGAGCCCGCCAGCTTCGATGCCG